GTTCGGTTACACCAATGCCGACGCGAAGCTGTACGTGGATGGCTTTTTGGCCTACCTCGCAGCTTCTTCAGGAGCAGCTGTCACGAAGCTTTTGCAGCGTGAGAGCTGAAAGTTAATGTCGGAGCGCTTGATCCGGATCTCTCTGGAAGTAGCCATTTTGGTCTATATGATCATAATGTACTGCCTTTGGAAAGACACCGGAGTGGCTAAGACATCAGAAACTGATGACGAAGCCAAGCGTGACATCATCGCTAGAAGGAGAAGAAATTCTCTAAGACGGAGGCGAAAGCCCCCGACTTCCCCCTAGCGATTATGTCGGATTTGCATCGTATGGCAGTGGACTCTCTTACCTTCCTTTAAGGAGGGGGAGATGAAAAGCCATATGTTGTTGCTACGATCGGTCCTCGTTGATATGGGGACCAGATGTTGCACTAGCACCATCCGTGATTGGAAAACCATCACGGAGCGATACGAACACGAAGGGATGTCGTTTTTGACGATATCCTTACCAAAGTTCTGTGATGACCTCCAAAAAGGCCTAAGCAGAGCTAAGGTAGATCCAGCGCTTTTCATTGGTTATGTGAAAAGCGGAGAGCTCCCCCAATTTCTTGGAGGTTTTCTCGATCAAGTGTTCGATCGTAGAAGTGGGTTGTTACTGGAGTCCCCAAACATTGACGCCATCCAAGCTATTCGACAGATTACTCTGTTGTTTGGCAAGGTTCATCTTGAGTGTAGTGATACACGCAAGAGGGCTGCTTTGTCTAAGTTCGTCCAGTGTGAGAAGGATATCCGTATTGCGGACAAAGAATCAGCAGCCCTTTGGGGCGAACTGGTTTCACTTTGTCTGCGCTTGTTTGGTGACGTCTTCCAAAAGGTAGATGAAGACATCTACTATGGAAGAATTGTTCCCAAACACGGTCCCGGTGCAACAGCTGATAAGCTTACTGGAAACAGTAAGTATAGTCAGTCTGAATGGACTGGGCGTTTGGAAGAAGTATTCCCTCATGGGGAGTATCTCTTTCCAAACTGGCGTTATTTCGATAACGCACGTACGGTTATCCTCGAACCCGGGCAAGAACGGCCTGTTAGGGTTGTTCTTGTTCCTAAAACGTTGAAAACACCTCGAGTGATCGCAGTTGAACCTGCTTGCATGCAATATGCACAACAGGGAATTCTGGAATCATTCGTTAGAGCGATTGAAAGCGATGACTTGCTTTCGTCCCTCGTCGGATTTGCGGACCAAGTCCCTAATCAGGATTTGGCTCGCCAGGGATCTCTTTTCGGAGATCTCGCTTCCCTCGATTTGAGCGAAGCTTCCGATCGTGTTTCCAATCAGCTTGTGCGGACCTTGTTCGCTCCCTTCCCCAACCTTTCGGCTGGGTTAGATGCGACTAGATCACGTAAGGCTGACGTATTTGGTCATGGCGTTTTACGCTTGGCCAAATTCGCGTCTATGGGTTCAGCTCTTTGCTTTCCGGTAGAGGCAATCGTCTTTTTGATGATTATTCTCTATTCGATTGAGCAGGAGCTTAACAGCCCATTGACCTATAAGCAGGTTCAACGGCTTATAGGTCGGGTGCGCGTCTACGGGGATGATATTATCATTCCTGTAGAATATGTGCGTCCCGTTGTCAGCAACTTGCAAACTTTTGGGTTTGCGGTGAATGCTGAGAAATCTTTCTGGACTGGGAAGTTCAGAGAGAGCTGTGGTAAGGAGTATTACGATGGCGAAGACGTATCAATAGTCCGCGTCAGAGAAATGCTCCCCACGCAACGGGTGCACGTTCCGGAGATTATATCAACCGTTGACCTTAGAAACCGTCTCTATATGAACGGACTTTGGACAGCGGCCGGTAATCTGGACAACATTTTGAGGAGGTTAATTCCTCTTCCTAATGTTCTTCCAGAGTCTCCCGCGCTAGGCAGGTTCTCCTTTATGGGATATGATGCCCAAAAGGAGGATCCGAACCTTCATAAGCCCCTTGTCAGGGCTTATGTTGTTTCTGCAGAGTCTCCTCCAAGTTTCTTGGAGGGCTCTGATGCCTTGCTTAAGTGTTTCCTTAAACGCGGCGAACAGCCTTTCGCTGACAGGAGACATTTAGAACGTGCAGGACGTCCTACAGCCGTCAACATCAAGCTGAGGTGGGTGTCTCCGACTTAGTCGGAGATCCGGCGTAATGCCGGGTGGGAGGGACTTAGTGTGCCCTCTATGAGGGTACCATAGTTCCTTCTCGGG